CACCCTTTGAACTCTGTGCACACCGCTTTCATACTTCAATGTAGAATATATATTTTTACCTTTTATCCATTCTGATGCAACTGATGAAGATGCAATAGCAGAACCACACCCGAATGTTTTAAATTTAGCATCAGTAACAATGCCATCTTTATTAACTTTTATTTGTAATTTCATTACATCACCACATGCAGGAGCACCTACTAATCCTGTACCTACTTGAATATTAGATGAATCAAAAGAACCCACATTAAGTGGTCTCTCAAAATGTTCAATAACTTTATTATGATAATTTCTAATATACTTATTTTTTCTAATAAATTGCCTTAGTACATAATTCATTATAGTATTTATTTACTATTATTAATTATTTACTATTTAGATTTAGGAAAATATAGAATTACTAACTCAATTAAAAAAAAAGAGGTAGTTATTTTTATATTTTCAATCAAGATTGAAAATTACAATTCAAATAGGTAGGTATATATATAGTTATATATTGTGTAAAACACTTAATTCGAGTAGGCAAGACCACCCATACCACTCATGATGCGGAGGACATTGTAATTTGTGGCGTAAACGCGGACTTTGGCATCTGAGTTACCCGAAACGGTGGCGGCGGTGAGTGTGAGTTGGAGTGTGGCGTTGTCGATGCGGGACATGTTGCATGTTCCCGAAGGTTGGTGTTCTTCGGGTTTGAGGCCGAATGAGTAAACGTTGATACCAGTGGCAGGGACGTTTGTGTGGTGTTGGTAAGGTTGGACAAGATTGAAGTATCTGCCCAACCGTTCCGAGAAACGATCGTGACCATTGAGTTGGAGTTTGGCCGAAAGGACAGGGTTGAAACCATTGTCGACTTCGGACATGGCGAGGTAAGTACCGGTTGTAACACCATCTGAGTTTTCGAACGAAAGAGTTGAGTCGCCGGCGGTGTCGATGGTAGAATCGTTGAGGTTTGAAAGTTGGAGATTGTAGTTGACAAGACCGCCTCCGAAAGGATCAACGGGGGTTCCTGTTTTCCAGGTTTTGTCTATGGCATCGGTGTAATTGAACCATTGTTTGCCATTGGTCATTTTTGAGCTGTCGACGTGGTCGTCTTTTTGGACAACCCATACAAGTTCTTTACATGGGTGATTGAAGTTGAGTTTGATTTTGTTGCTGACGGATGAAACTGATTCATCACCTGTGAATTGGAGTTGCTCAATGAGGTATTCGTGCGAGACTTGGGCGAAACGGCGGCGTTCATCGGTATCAAGGTAGATGTAGTCGACGTAGAGCGAAGCGGCTTCGAGCGAAGGTGTCTCCGATGGGTAACCCGCGTAACATTCCGATGCAGATCTGAATTCAAGGTTGATTTTGACTTCGTGGTATTGAAGAGCGATAAGAGGAAGTGAAAGACCTGGGTTGCGGCAGAACCAGAATTCAAGAGGAATGTAAAGGTCTACTTCAGGGGTGGAGCCCCCGTCAGGTGTGAATTGAGTTAAACGAGGGACGTTACCAACCATGTTGGCGTATCCGACTTTGTGGCCCGCAGTTTGGGTGAGTTCGTTCCAGATGTGCATCCAGTCACCGTAGTGTTTGTCGATACGTTGTCCACCGATTTCAACTTCGACGTTTTTGATGAGAACGTGACCGAGCCAGTTAACCCAGCGGAATGTCTTAGCGGCTTCGGCAGTGACCGCAGGTACTGTGACTTGAAGGTAAACACGGTGCATGAGATCACCGTTACGTGAGACGGTGCATGTAACGCGTTTGCCGAAGTCGGCCGAACCGTTGAATGTTTGCTCGATGGCTTCCATCGAGAAATTTGTGTGGCGACGGTAAACTACCTTGAAAAAGGTAATTTGAGGGTTGCCAGTAAGATAGATGTCTTGAGCGCCGTAAGCGACAAGTTGCATTAAACCTCCTCCCATTGTATACTTATTGAAAACAAAAAAAATTTAGATTAAAATTCAATTTTTGATTCAAATAATATTTGCAATATGTGACATGTCTGAAAAATTATAATAGTTCATTATAGATTTTGCTTAATTAATAGTAACCTATGATACTATAATTTTAACATTCGATTTTCTAACAAGTGACCGTGGATACTTCTTGTTTTCAAAAATAATCCAAACACTTTTTGTTGTTGTACGCAATACATTGCCTTTTTCATTTTTGTATTTTGTTGAATTAACAATTACACTATCTCCCTTTTTAAATATATTTTTACACAATGTATCCTCTTTTGTTAATTTTATAAGTATATTATTCCCTAATTTTTGTCTACAATAAGGACATTTGTTTTTTTCTTTAGATGTATTTAAACTTTTTATTATACATTTTTTATGATACAAATGATTGCATTTTGTTATATATGAGATTTCATTCTTGCCAATCTCTTCAAGGCAAATTAAACATTCTGTGTCAGACATATTAAAGTATACTATTGAATTGTCTTTATTTAAAAGAACGTTAACAAATTATGTTAGACAGTATTAATAATGCTTGATATGACAAAAAAAATAATAAATAGTGTGTTGCTTATTTTCATATTATTTTTAACATATAATCCAATTATGTTTGAATCGAATATGGAAAAATTACTAAAAATAATAACCATAATTGTATCGGTTGGTCTTGTTTTATTATCTCAAGACGTAACTATGACATTATTATTAGTGTTTTTAGCTCTAATAATTTTTAATAGCTTCCCCAAAACAACAGAGTCATCGCCAAAATCTTTACAAAAAATTTTAGCAGAAGCTACTCATTTTGGTTCATCTACAGATGAAGACAAAAAAGAACACTTAGATGAAGAAGACGATGAAGTTCCTCCATTCACAACACCCGAACAGTTTGATTCAGCACAATCCAATATATTTAACGAACTTGTTCAAGACACAGAGGTTAGAACTTGGGATGATGGTTATGGACCACAGGGTCTTGGACATGTAAAAGATTTTGAAGTTAAACAAGAATAAATATTAAAATTATTTTTTGCAACTTTGTAAACATTTTCTAGATGGATACCCTCCTCTTATCCAGTTTTTATTGACATCTTCTTGAATAATGTGATCAGTGTTTTGTATTTGATCTGCGAGACATCCAATTAATGGTGTAAATGCAGGTCTTCCTGAATTAGGAAGACAACTTTTTGATACAGATGTTCCTTTGCTTTCAAATACAACATTAGCAGTGCATGCATTATTACGACCGTACCCCATATAAGGTACAGTTAAAAATCCTGGATTTGGTAAGAGCATTTTCCCACCAGTTTGTGTTAAAAGAGTTCCATTTCTTAGTAAAGAATCTTTATCAACTAATTTTCCTTTTTTCCCTATGTAACCAAAACCATCTCTGAAATTTGGAACAGGGTGTTGCAACGCAGTTTGTGCAACCTTAGAATGGTCATCTAAGGCACAAGCATTATCAATCAAACATGGTGAAAGTTTTGAACTACCAAACCCAAGTGTACGATTCGTGGATGGTAATGGACAGGGCATCTTTATCTCATTACATATTTATTTTTCAGTTAAGAAATATAAAATTATTTCAATAGTTCAACTACAATTAAAACAGAAACATGTATAAAAGCACCTAGTAATATGTATAAACCAGATATAATATGTTTTTTATCACTTAATTTAATTTTATCTGCGTAAACAATACTCAGTAAAAGAGCTATTATAATAAAAATACAAATGGAATAAACAAGTGGATTCATCATTATATTATTTATCATTCTTTTTTGTTTTACAAAAACATCCTAATACTAAAATATCTCTAAATAATTGTTAAAAATATTTAAATCAAGGAGTTTTTGCCTCGTTTACAGTCTTTTGTTTATTTATTTTTTCTGTTGTTCCACTTTCTATTGAAAATTTGTTAAAATCATTCAACAATTCTTTTCCTACTTTTGACATAGGTTTGTATTTAGATTTGCTCATAGCCCTTAAAGATGACCCAAATACATCAAATTCTAGTTTATTCCCTTCATGATCAATATAAACAAAACTCCTAGCTAATAAAATAAATCCCATAAAAACATACATATATTTTGTCTCTATTATACAATTATTCTCTCCAATTTGTGATAAAATATCTTCCAACCAATTACAAAAAGACAATTCTCCACCATTTACAATCATTCTAAATGGTTGTATTTTTCTTAATTTATCATCACCTGGATTATCTTTTAAAATAATTCTAAATAATTTACGCATGGATTTGGTATTTCGTTTAATAAATGCTTTCCATAAAAGCATCGCTAACCCATTCTTCCCATATGAAGGAAGAGAAAACCCTAACCCATAATCAAAAAGAGCTACTTTATTATTGCAATCATCTTCTTCATCTATAATATAAACAAAATTACCATCGTGCATATCAGTATGAACATAACCATTGTATACCATCCAAAAATAACTCATCATTAACTTTTCACTCATATCTCTTGTATATTCTGGATAATGTTCTTGAATATAAGAATAAGAATGACCATGGATATATGTCATTGTTATACAAAAAGGCGTGACGTTTACAATCTTTGGTAAAATAATGAAATCAAGATCTTCTAAGATCTTTTTAATATTTCTATAATTTTTATATTCGTTCTCATATGAGAATTGTTTTTCAATTGCTAAAAGAAAACCTTCTAAATCTATAGCAAATCCTATCTTAAAAATAGAACATCCCCATATCAATCGTCTCCAGTATGATAATTCTCTCTCAAATGAATTTATACTAGACTTTCTATGAACTTTTATAACACAAGGTTTATCATTCAATTGCCATAAAGAACATTTATATGCTTGTGATATAGAACCAGAACCCAAAACCTTATCATTTATATGTGAATAAATTTTATGATGAGGAAATCCAAACCCTTTATCTAATATTCTGCATGTTTCTTCGTAACTATGAATATGTGGTATCCTTTTTTGTAAAGGTTTCAAAGCATTTATCATATCTTCACTTAGAATATCCTCTCTGTGACTCATCCATTGTCCTATTTTTATAGCAACAACACCCTGGTCAATTATTGTCTTCACAAATTCTTGTCTGTTTTTACTATTTTTTAAATGTTCATTTAAATTTCCCGATGAATACATTACCGCATATTTCATTGAATTAAACATCTTAAATAATTATACTATATAAATCTCTTTTGTTTATAACATTGTTCAATTTTTTTACTGAATCTTAAAAAAAAAATTACTCGATTTGATATCATACGGTTTATCTCTTGTTATTTTAATCTTATTAATTCCACTAGAGCTTATGTTTGTCAAAATAATTGAAGATATGTTATATTCAATAAAACAGAACATATATATATCTTTTAATGAAATAATATTACGTTTTGAACCCATATTTCTAATAGAATCCAATTGTTCATTCGAAAATAATACTTCAACATTATTTGAATCAATAAAACATGCTCTTACAATCTTTCTAAAGGGAAAATTTATATTTTTTGAATTATTTGCATATCTATAATCACATAAATAAATAGGAAAATTTATTGATTTATAGTAATAATTTAAACGCAGAAAGAAATGACACGTATTTTTATACATTTCAAATATTTTAAGTATTGTATTTTCAAAAAAATACTTTATTTCTGTAGTAATTTTATGTATGGTATCAACAAAGTTTGAATAAAAAAACATTAGACTAATAAATTGACTAATATTTAACTATGTTACGATTTACATTTTAGAGTGTACATCTATTATCAAATCTTCAGCACTTACTTTTAATTTCGTAGAATTATTCAAAGTTCTTATAAATGTAAAAGGTAATTTCTTCTCTTTAACTTCTTTGTTAAAAATATCAATATTTGTATCGTTTTTATCAACTTCTACAAAAGGAGGCATACCATCTTCTAATTGTTGTAATCGAATACCTCGCATTCTTGTATATTCATAATGTGTCATGGCAGAACTTGTCTCCATATTATCTTTTGATAATATATAATTAAAGTCTTAATCATTTTTATTCATCAAAATTATAAATGATTTCTGTTTTTTGATATTCCGGAGAAACCCATGCTAATTTACAATGACAACACAAATAAATATATTTCATTTCTGCATCATTGTATCTTACATATATTACTTCGGGTTCTACATTATCATTGGTGTTGCATTTGCATTTTTCATTCGGACATTGTATGTTTTTAACCTTTGGTAATGTAGGATCATTGAATGTATATTTATTAATAAATAATTCATAAAAGACTTTCTCATTTCCACCATAATTTGCGTGATATACACATGTATTCTGACTATCATCACATAACTTATTTGTTTTACATGATTTACATGCATATACTAATTCATCTGTCTCCTCGTGCGTTGTAAGATTCAATAGGTTATCACATATTGAACAGAATTCCATGTTATTTATTATTACTTTATATCTTACATCATTTTTTCAACAGTTTTTGTTTTTGAATTCTGTTTCCCAGAAGTTCTTTTTATTTTCTGTTTTACATCATCTTTCATTTTACATATTACATCCTTTTTCCATTGTTCAATTGCATAATCATTCTTTTTTGTTGGTTTTTTATTACTTTTGCCAGATAGTTTCAAATCGTTAACTTTTTCTACATCTTCAACTTCTGAAGATATAGAATTTTGAAGAATACTTTCTAAATTATTAGACATTTCTAAAGACGTGTTCTGAACGAAGGCGTCCGTTTTCTTTAAAGAATCTATGTAGTCTCTTATGGATTCTATAGTACTCATTTTTAATTGATTCATTTTAATAAAAACACCGTTCTCATTTTCCATATATTTGACACCATCGTTTTTAATAAATGTTAATATTTGATTATGCTCTTGTGGGGATAATAAATTTATATCATCTACCATACCTTTCGCTATAATCTCATTAAACTCTTTTTTTGAAGTCATTATAATTTACAATTATTTATTTATCCTTATTTACTTACATTATCAATATTTTTATAAAGAGAACATTTGTATGTACCATTTTGATCATCCATAAAAACACCCCTTAAGCAATATACAATCTTATCGGGTATATCACGATTACAAAAATCTATAAATTTTTCACCAGATAACATTCTTACTAAAAAATAAATAGAATACATACCACATTCAGTTGATGATTTTTGATGAGCTTTATTATTTATCATAATTTCATAATTATCATTGTTATTTTTACCTTGGTTTTTAATATTATTCATCAAATTTAATATCTCTTCATTTGGTTGGTGTCCAAAACTATCATAAAACATTATTTCTTTAGTTTCTATATTCACAAAAAATGCATTCCAATGACTCCCAGATTGATATGAATAATCATTGTTAAATATTGTACCAAATGAATCATATTTTTCTGATATAGCATTTATATCACAATTGCATAGATCACTTAACACACAATTTCCATTTATATTTTTTTTGGCAAAATCTCTTGTTGTTGGTTCATAAAATTTAAATTTTGGATATTTTTTCTCAAAATATTTAAGAATATCGACAATATCATCTGTACTTAGCCATGTATCTGGTTTTTTATCCCATGAATATGGAACCTTTGGAGCGAAAACATCTTCTGTTATTTTATTAATACTTTTTATAGATATATTGTCACTTCTTGAAAGAATGCTTTTCCATTTTGAATCGTCTTCGGTATTTAACCTTATACTCAATTCTTTCCATAGTTTTTTTTTAGATATTTTCTTATTTGTCGTAAGAATATCTTTTCTTCTTATCCTATTGTTTGTATTTGCTTTGTTCCATATTTTTCTAAGTTCTTGTAGTTTTTTTGTTGTGAAACAACTTATTTTCCTTGTTTTAAAATTAGAACATTTTTTTCTCGTTACTTTTTGTTTATACATAAGATTATTATTAGTAAAAAAATAATATGGATTTAAAAAATTATTCAACAAGTTATATTCGTGTTCTAGAGAATACATATAGTAATATATGTTTGAATGATATATATGACAGGTTACTTACATTGCGTACTCTAAAAGAACTTTCAAATAGCAGAAATAAAGATTTAAATGATAAATTAAATCATCTACAATCGAAAAAAAAGTCATCTTTGAAGTCAGAATTTGAAATGTTATCTATAGAAAATGAAATAAATGTAATCAATAAAGATATTAAGAAATTAACAAAAATAAATGAAGATTCGTGTAATGGTTTAGAAAAAACAAATGATTTAATGAAGCATTATGTTGATCAGATAAGAACAATCTTATTAGAGTTATCTTCAGATATATAAAGTCTTTAGATGATTTGAGAAATCCTTTTTATTCATACAATTATCACAATTATTACATTTGAAACCATCAGATGAATAATATGTACCTTGAAAATAATCTCTAATCAATCTCATTCTACATATGTTTGTATTTTTAACATAAAGTTCTATTCCTTTCATTTGTTCACGTTGTTTACATCTAAGTTCATAATCATCTATCTGTTTTAAGAATATATTATTTATTACAAAATCACCTTTACTCCATAAAATACAACATGTTCCTTGCATATCCTTTTCTCTTGCTGCTCTTCCTATCTCTTGACAATATGATTCCATGTCTTTTGGTATTCCATAATGAATAATTGTTTCAATATCCGAGATATCAATCCCCATCCCAAAGGCAACCGTCGCTGCAAGTACATCTATCTTACCCAGAGTAAATTTATTTTGTACTGAATCTCTATTTTCTCTACTTAATCCTGCATGATAGTATCCTGAAACATAACCCCAATGACTAAGAGCATTCGAAATTTTTTCAGTATCTTTTTGCGTTTTACAATATACAATCGTTTTACCTTGTATCTTGTCTCTTATAATACTTATACTATTCTTAAAATCATGTTTGTACATAACCGATAAATTTAAATTATCCCTTGTAGGAGAAATATGAATATATACTGGATTTTTTAATTCTAAAACATTTGCAACTAAATTAATTGTTTTCTTAGTAGCAGTTCCTGTAACTGCCATAATAGGTGGTCTTTTCTTGAACCATTTGTTCATTTTGTTAAGTGCAGTATAACTACTTCTAAATTCAGACCATGATGAAATGCAATGACATTCGTCAATCGCAATCAGTGAAATATGCTTTTCCATGCCTTTAATCCACGATTCTCTACTCAAAAAATTCTCCGGTGTCATGTATATTACGCATGGTAATTTGCCATCGAAAATATCCTTTTTTTGATCGTGTGTTATTTGTCTATCATCTAGATCCATATTTTGACTAAAAGATGTAACAATTGTACAAACATCTTTATATCTTCTTTGCTGATCTTTCATCAAAGATATTAAAGGAGATATGACAATTACCGTTTTCATAAGAATCATATGTGGTAGAATATAACATACACTTTTACCAAATCCAGTTGGTAGAACTCCAATTATATCCTTTCCATTCAACACGGATGTAACAATCTCCTTCTGTTCTTTCTTTAATTTAGATAATCCAAGTTTTTCAAGATAGTTTTTCAAAGGAACTCGCATGTAAATTATTTATATCTATATTCTTATTTTCAATCATTTTTAGAATTCTACTTTAAGTAAAAAGGTATATTGAAATACAAAACAATTGGGTTTATGTTTAAAATAATTAGTGTATGTAAAAAATATATAAGTACCGATATCAAAAGTACATCATATCTAAATTGTGTAGTATTATAATATACAAACACTACAAAAGGTATGGTGTGGGTTCCATGAGATAATATATTATATATCATATATTTCTTATCCGTCAAAAATTTTGGATATAAAATATAATTTAATAACATTATGCAACTTCCTACTATGAAAACGAATAATGCTATTGAATATGTA